ATCTTCCCGAGCGAAGATAGACACATGGAAGGGGCTTGCCCCCCGTGTTGGTCTGTCTTTATCGCTCGGAAAGAATTTCATCGATCCAGATTTCTGTACCGTTAACTCCCAATTGTTTTACCAAGGGAGGGTACGTCATACTGGAAAGGTGGCTCTTGCTCGGCGTTGGGGTACAACTATAGACTATTGTTATTCCGAAGCTCAGTTTTATTGGGGGGCAACCCCCGAGCTTATGGAAAACTTCCTTTCGAGAAATTGGAAGGAATTAAGTCTTACCCCTCGTAGTCTCCATTACTCCAAAGAACATGGAGGTTTAGGTCTAGTTGATGTACGGAGTTCCCATGGACTCAAGGTTGATCAGCGCCTAGCCAAGGAGGTGTATCTATACGATGCAATCTCCAGGTTCGGCAAAGTTCACCGAGTTCCTAATGCTCCTTTCTCATTTGTAGCCTTCCCGTTAATTCGGGGAGAAGCTTCGCGAGAAGGAGAAGGGAAACATCCGTCCGTCAATCTGTTCAATCGGTTTCTCAGTTTAGGAGCTCTAGAAAATGAGCCCCTCGAGAAGTTTGCCGATTTGACACATAAGACCTTTACCAGTTGGAAGTCTAAATTTTTAAAAGACTCCACGCAGGCAACCTCTGATTTGTTTCGGAGACTCACTAAGGAAGGAAAGTTTGACCTTGAGAAGGCCCCACCGGCTCAATTCCTCGAAACCTCTTATCTAGCCATTACCAATGGTTTAGCCAGGAGATACGCGGAAGAGTCTATGAGGGTCGCACTCGAACTCATTGCTGAGTATTGGTTCGACTTTTCACTTCATCCTTATGAGTACTTAGATGTCGAGGATTTCTCGATGGATCGAATACATGCTGTGCTAGAGGATTATGAGCATTACGCTCTTCCCATTGTACAGTTGTTCGAAAACATCGAGGATTCTCGTGATTCTGAGGATCGGGTAATCGAAGGTGATGTCGTGAAGTTCTGGGAAACTTTCTCCCCTGAGAGTCTCTCATCTAATTGTGGAGGGCAGCTGTTTCAGCCGCGCCCACAGGGATTTGAGGCCTTAGAGGAGTTCCTGAACTTCTTTGGTCAAGATGACAAAAGAAATGACAATTGCCCCACTGATGACCAGGGACCCGACGGATCCCAAGGTAGTTAGACGAGATGTCCAAGTCAACTACCAGTCAGTGGATGGATCGCGATTCATACTAGTGAACAAGAGAAATTCTTATTCAATAGAGAATAGGTCACTGTAGAAACCACTTGAAGGAGCGGGATAACCGCTATCTCCCACTTGCGCCTCTAAGCGTTGAGCACTGCTCCGCTAAGGGTGAGGTGGGAAGGATGGGACACTGGGGATCGACTAGAGCCTTGACAAGCTCAAAATCGTGTTACCCCTGGGGGTACCTTCCTTCAGATCTACAAACCGAAATTGCGAAGACGTCTAACATCGACGGGGTAGAGAGCCCGGGTTTTTATATTCACCGGTATTTGCTCATTCGATGTCTTTTTCCAGTCAGATGGATCAGGATCTTCCTGAAGGGTTTCCTGAGAAGTCGATTCCTCTTTTCCCTGCTTTTACGCAGGATAAGTTGGATAAGCTTCTTAAAGGAGACTCCCGAAAGGAAAG